GTAAGTGTGTTACAGGCCGAGTGAGTGTCACCTCACTTATTTAATATCTTGAGCAGCATATGAGTGTTTCCAAAAGTGCTAGTTTTTGAGGAGATCAACACGGTATTAAATGCATCCAGCATCGACACTCCCGGTAACTTACGAACTCGCATCGCGCTTTCATTCTCGACATCGACATGGGGACAAGCAGAGCCACACGTCACGCAATCGCAAATCTTTGATGATGGAATGATAGATATCACCCCTAGTCCACTCGTTGACATATAGGGTAACATGCTCCTAATTATCTTCTCCCTTAACGCTCTGTCGCTCTCGCATGAGGATATGCAATATACAACGCTGGTGGGGGAAGGTAACCTCATGGGGTCCAAGACAACACATGAATCCGCAACTCCTCCACACTGCGCGCCCATCCACGTATCGAGCAGATGTACCTTGTGCGCACGCGCATCTTCCTTTCGAATCGATAGCGACACCTTTGAATAATACTCCATGCAGCGAGTGAACAGCTTGTCATCGGGTGAGGACACTTCAGTATCCCAATATCCACCCTGCGCGTATTTTTCCAAGTAAGGCAGCCACCCCCACAATCTAGTGTTTAGCTCACCTCCGGTGATATCCACCGAAATCAGATGCATCTTGTCATCACCGCATACCCACAGCGGGAAAAATCTCTGGCTAGTGAGAGTAATCACGTCATCAGCCATTCCAGCCAATATCAAAGAATTTGAAAGCCATAAATCACGCCACGTCCTCGCATCACGATGAAAGTAAGGGAAGGATAATTCTAACATAGACAGCCTGTCACCCTTGCAATAGGCCTCCATCCAGTCAACGGCGTCCTCGTCACTCTTAGGAACACCCCCATAACATTTCGCCCATATATTGTACACCACTGCAGTCAGGGACATAAGGCTAGACGTTTCCAATCGGTAGAAACTCTCATCGGAAAAATCCATCAACACGCCATCCTCCTCCGGCCTATGAAACGTTCGAGATAGCATGTCGAATAACAACCCAGAGTTAGTAGCCGAAATTCTGCCTGGGCCGCACCAATAAGACAGGTTCTTCCCCGTATAACAGCCGTGCTCGAATACCGACTCCATTTCCTCTCGATACAGAGGATCCTCCTTTAATTTAGCTTCGCCTCGAGCTTCACCACGTAGGAGCGATCTGTGCTCATATTCAAATGTGTGCGGTATCCATCCCAATATGACGGCATTAAGGCCTTTCGCGACTCCCTGCTCGTTCCTACTTTGTGCACGCTTCTCCCTATAAGTATCATCCTGGAAACGATGGTAATTAATCAACCGATAACGATATGCATACGTAAGGAACCGGTCCGACACTATGTACTCTTCGTCGCGTATGTATGGCGCCACATCACGAGGATAGCGGCTGGCTATTGGAGATCGGTGAACGGGCGCATCATTGAAAAAATCATCCGCACCTTGCTTTGAAACCCACCCCTGATCGACAACCCTCTGATAGAAGGCATTCATATCTCTAAATAGCGATTTGGGGATCAACGACATCGGACGTTTGATCCTCTTGAACTCAAACGCGACTCCCCTTCTCCTCTCTCTCGGAAGCTCTCTTGGAACGCGTCGGAAGACAACAACTCGTTTCTGTTGAAAACACCCGACCCCATCGCCATAAAACTTTTTTACTAAATCATCCAAGTTTGGCACCATCATGCGCATGATCAACACTACTGCGTTAACTATCGATCCCCGTGGAGCCACCTCCGGACACGCTCCAAATAGATCACGCATTACCATATATATTACCGAGAGTCGAGCAATGAATGTACTGGTTCCCTCTCGTAACATAGCGAGTATAAATTTCGAAATCCGACTCAGCCGCCCGGCTTTAATCTTCAATTCAATCTGATTAACTATCTCCTTTGCCATCCATGTCAGATACGCATCCGCGCTATATCCTCGTCTCTTATCTTCGCTGGTCAACCAAGCGCGTCCAGTAGGTAAGAAATGCTCCCATGATAAGTTCAACTCCGACAGATAGTTTTTCATCCATCCCAAAAAGGTGTTCGTTTGAGGAGTGCCCGAGAACACGGGCGCAGCTCTTAGATTTGAAAATTTATTCTTTCTGATCGCTTTCTCATGCGTTTTCGGATCGAGGACATATCCATGTAGCATCTTCAGAAAAGCCTTCGCCTCAGTGAGACTGTGGATCATTCCCGTGTACTTCACATCATGAGCCACCCCATCATCTTCATCATACTTCGAGCCATACAGAATGATTGCGTCTAACGTACGCTTAACATCCCAATCCTCCTCTAACAACGCCTCTTTAATTTGAAGTAGCGGATGGCTTGCATTAATCATCTCCAACTTAACGTAGAACTGTGATCCCTGTCCTCTTGGCTTGAACTCCCATTTATCTACACTTTCATCTTCGCGGGACACATCTACTTTATCATCTATCATATAAGTTGTGGGTACGTACAGTCCAAATAACATTCGCTCTATGTAACCGCGTAGATATCTTAAGTCCTCGTGCTTACATAAGGCATCCCGAATCGGCTCCCGAAAGAAGAATACCTGATTGCATAATTCGCTACTCACGTGAATTGAACATCCATACGTCTGGAATTTAATCTTTCCTCTCATATGACTATCATGTCCACGTATAAGATGGGATAAATCATTGCCAGTTCTAGCATAAACACGCTCCGTCGTGTCAACCCTTGTGTCGATCATCTGCGGATGAACGTAGTAACCTTCAGCATGCGTCAACTTCTCGTGATACGCGATATATATATCGACATTATGGTTGACATCCACCAACCCGAGACGGTTATCCGTTTCTGTCCACTCCCAACTCCCTTTATGACTAACTCCCTCCGACATATCGCATACGATATCATGATGATGAAAGTGCTCGTTTGTTTGCCTTTTCAAAGATCTGGTAATTACCACACTCCGCTCAAAAGCCATGGCGCTGTAATTAAAC